TTGTGCCAACCGTAGTACGACTGGTCCAAGGCCATAAAGACAACATTCGGCTCGCCGTTGTTGAAGTCTTTAAATGCTTCCTTGCTCCAGCCTTCTGGCGCCTGGGTGTTATCCCAGGGTAAACGCGAAGCCGCAACAAATCCATGCGCGGCGTAGAACTCAGGCAGGATCGTCTCAAATGCATCCAGCTTGGTACCACCTGCGGCCACGGCCAACTCCATGACAGAGCGGCCAGCGCCAGCCTGCGAGAACACTGAGACGATGTCGCCGTCAGGTTTGACTGCCACACCGGACAGGCCGTCTTCAGCCAAGAACAGGCGCATGCCTTGGTATTCCTCGACTGGGTAGACGAAGACAGCCGCGCCCATGTCGCCACTGGCTTGCTTGCTGGCCGTGATGGATTCAGAGAATCGTTGTGCATTCTGTGCGTTGCCTTGCTCCAACTCGTAGAACTTGGGCACCTTGATACCGTTGTTGCGGTACACGCGGGCCAGGCCTGCGCCTGCTTTCCATTCTTGAGAGTAGGTGACAAGTTGGCTTTTTAGAACCCGAACTTTTCCGCCATCTCCACTGCTTTTTGCCGTGTAAGACCAGGATTGTTTTTGATCGCCGCTTCGATTGGATCTTGCAATTCTGGTTGCGACTGCGCCTGCAAAGAGCCGTTTTTCTCTTTGAGTAAAGCCTCCAGCTTCTGCTTGCTCCCCTCCAGCGACCTGCGCTTGCTCATCTTGTAATCGTGTTCGTCTTGCGCGTTCATCTTTAGACTCCTTCTTCAATGCATTGTTGATCTTGCGATCGGAAACACCCAAGGTACGCGCAACACCTGCGGCGGCGTTGGCGTAGTCTGGGGCATCTTCATCACTATACCCGTCTGTTGACTCTTGGTCAACATTATTGTCCTTGGCTGATTCGTAGAGTCTTTTCTCTGCGTACCAGAGCACGGCTTGCAAATCGGCCATGGTCAGGTCAGCATAGGCTGGATCAGCCTGCAACTCAGCCAGGATCTGGGCAAAGACAGAGCGGATGTAGGTGCGCTCGTGAGGGCCAGCCGGTGCTTCCTTTTGGCCGTCGTTGTACTTGGCCAGGCTGTTTCCCGCCTTGCGGACTTCCTCGCCGACCTTGGACTCGTTCATCTGCTCGCGCAGTTTGGGGTCCATGGAGGCCTTCTGAATGGCATCAGCCAGGCGATTGACCTCGGTGTTGGCAATGTCCAACCCAATAACTTTAGACAGGGCTGTAGCCTGTTCTGGGGTTGCGCTACGGATCGCTGAGTTCAGGCGGTTGGTTGCCGTTTCCACATGCTTGGGCAGGCTCTTAATGAGCGTGCCGGTCCACCGGCCCCAAGTGCGGACCAGCCAGCGGTCCATCGTCAGGGAAGTGAAATCGCCATACAGGTTGGAGAAAAAGCCGTTGCCGATCTTTGGACCAATGATGGCCGCGCCCTTGACCGTAGTGTCTGCGTGCTCACCGCCTGGCTTGAGGTCTTTGCTGATTGCGCTGATCTCGCCCACGGTGAAGTTGGTTTGCATGAACTGGCGCAAGTTCTTGATGCCCCAGGCTCCGACCAATTCGTTGAACAGGGCAAGCGAATCATTGATCGCGCCCTGGGCCTGGCCACCTTTGATGTTGGTGGGCATGACCTTGTTTTCTTTGTAGTAGCTGTACGCCTTCTCAGCCAGTTCAAAGTTCTTGTCGACCTTCAAGCCGTTGGATGTGACGGCCAGCGCCCAGGTGAATGCAAAGCGTGCGTCTTCGTTGGTTGCAATCTCTGGGTGGACCAGCGCCATGACGGCCAGCGCCTGGCGTGTCTTTTCGTCGTACCAGCCGATTGCGTTGGGGTTTTGCTCAAGCGCAAACAATGCGTCCTTGACGCCCACGCGCACCAGGTAGTCAGTAGTCTGTGGAGACGGCACTGACACATCGACACCGGCCTCAGTCGCGGCCTGTTGCACTGCGGTCTGGATGGCCAGCTTGAGGTCACGACCTTTGTTCCACACCTGGCTTTTGGCCACCTCGAGCGCGTTCTTGAGTTCGGCCTGGTCTTCGACAGCCTCGGGGATGTCAGCTTGCGCCTCGATCGCGGCCACATCGTCAGCCTCCGCATCCTCTTCGGAATTGATTGCATCAGCGTCGGTCAAGGATTCAGTCTGCAACACTTGTCGACCTTGGCGCAGGATGTCTGCATTCTCACGCGACCAAGTGCCATCGTTAAATGGCGACTTGACTGCGGCATTGTCAAACACGACGATCTCGCGTGCATCGGGCGCGACCTCCATGATCACGCCATCGTAGCCCTGGGCTTGCAGTTCAGCAGTAAATGCATCAGCGGCTTCGCGACCACCAGCACGAATGCGAGTCTTGTCCTCCATGGTGGCCATGTAAGGGTTCTCGAGTCGAGCATACAGCGGCATGACATTCTCACCAGCAGTGCCGGTGCGGCGCTTTTGCATGGCATATATTTCGGCCATGTCGGCGCTGTCAGTCAGGTACACACCAGTGCCAAGCCATCCGCTGTCTTTGCGGTTTGGATTGTCAAGGTCAAACGCGGTCACATTGTCTGCGGTGCCGTGGTAAAGCGTTTGTGGTCTGCCGCTTTCGTCTTGAAAAATAGACGAGCCAAACCAGTTGCGGAATGGCACGCTGTCAGTGATCACGCGCTGGTCTTGATTGAACAGCGCCATGCCACCAGGCTGGCCTTCTGCTCGCTCGACGCGGTACATGTAGCGGTTGTAGAACTCTGTCGGCATGATCTTGAGTGCCGCTGATTGGGTCACCACAAAGTCACGCACAAGTTGTGCATTGATTCGTGCCGCGTTGTCGGTGTACTGCTTGGTCGCTTTGACCTGTTGGTACATCAGATTCTCAACCTCACGCGCAGACTTCACAAAGTCCTTGTTGGTCATCTCGACTTTGGCGTTGGCCTCCATCTGAGTCTTCATGATCTCAGCCTGGTTGTCGATAAACTCGCGTGCCTCGCGGCGTGTCATCATCTCACCTTCAATGCGCAAGTCGTCAATCAGCGCGGTGCTGAACTCGGTCGGTGCAATGTTGGTTTGGTACTCGGTCACAGGGATGGCAATGTCGCCACCAGTTGCAATGGCTGTGTCAAGTTGCTCGCGCACGGATGGCGATACTTCAGCCACACGCTCGGCCAATCCAGATTGCTTGAGCGTTTCGCCGCTGATGTAAACCGTGGTGACATCAGTCTCTTGCGATACTTGACCGATCCAATCATTAAATGTTTCTGCACTGCGTGCGCGTACTTTGCTGGCGCGGGAAAACTCTTGCACCTTTTCAAATGCTTTGGCACTGCGTTCGGCAGACTCAGCTTGCAACATGGTGCCGCGATAGTTGCCAGGCACCTCGACCAATGCGGTTGGGATCTCTGCGAATGCCTCGAGCAAAATCTCACCTGGCTTAAACTCATCGGTCAACGCTTGGGCTGTTGCTTCACCAGCGGCGCCGCCTGCGGCCTGCACAGCGCCTTCACCAACCACACGAGTGCCAACACTCAACACAGTAGGGCGTGCGCCTTTAAGTAATTTGCCAGCTATGCCAGCAGTCAATGCGTCAAACAATGCAATTGGCACACCGCGCTTAATTCCTTTTTCGCGTGCTTCATTCATTATTTTTTCATCAGTAAGCACACGGTAAAGCGCGTCTGATGTGTTTATTTTTTCGGCTTGAGATGTAATAACCTCATCCATCGTAGTTGCATATTCGATCAAAAAACTTGTCGTACCTGCGGCAGTAGCCACAGCCAATGGACCCATAGGAATTGAAGCGGCAGTAACTGCTAGGCCTGGTGCGCCGACACCAATCGATTCAAAAATAACTTCTTTGACTGCGGCAGGGTTGCGAATGATTGCAGAAAAACCTTCGCTAAAATTTGTAGCTTCGCCAATTTCTTGAAGACCGCGCTGAATATTTTCAGGGACAGGAAATTTTTCAACACCTCGTTGGTAATTGTCGAGACTAATTTTTTGCTGAATTTTTGGATCGTATGTGATGCCGTTGGCTTCAGCCGCCGCTCTTTGTTGATTTTGCAATCCCTTAATTATTGGGGTGTCTGCAAGACCTAATGCAAACGCTTTTTTAAATTTTGCGTAGCCACGCTGAAGTGGTTCAGTAATCTCGTCTAGGAATGACCGCTCAATCGGTTTGATCGTGCCGTATTCACGCTCGATGCCAGCCAGGTTAGTAGAGTCGTCGTGTGAAATCTTGGCGTTGTTTGGATTGCTTAACCACTGGCCAAGCAACGGCGAGCGCTTGAGCGTTTCGTCGAACTCATTGAGTTGCACAGTGCGGTTGACCTGCGCGTAGTTGCGCTGGACGATGTCGACAGGTACGCCAGACTTGTTTGATAAATTCTTTGCGCGTGCGGCTTCATCCGGATTGGAATCGAGAGCGCCATACAGGCTGGTGCGCAGTTGCGTGCGCTGGCCATCGATTACATTGGCGGCGGCTTCATCAAGTGTCGGTGCTTTTTTTACACCAGCAACTCGTTGGGCGGCGGCATCAAATTCATCATCAGGTACTAGCATCATGTCGTTGTGTCCTATTACTTCTTCTCAATACCGTAGGTTTCGTACAGAACCGCATCAACTTGCGTTCTGGTTGGATTTGATACGCCATTGCGTTTAAGCGCTTCGGTTGCACGAGAGCGTTGTGCATCAGTGAACTCTGGTTTGAATTTGGCTTCATCTCCACGAGCACGAGCCTCGAACCGGCGCATGTTTGAATCTGGCAAGAAGAACGAGCCACTCAATACTTCACCTTCAAGCACCAAGCCATCAAGAACTTTTTGGCGCTCTGCTTGATCGAGTTTGCCGCCTTTTTGAACTTGTGCCGCAAACAATGCTTTGTTGGCTTCGGATGTAAACATCCCGGCCTTCTCTTCTTTAAGTCCAAGCTGTTTGGTTGTGGCTGTAATTTGCTGTTGAACTGTGACAGCTTCTGGCGCTTCGTTTTTTGTGCCAATCGTGCGTTGCAAATTGATAAAGTGATTGCGGTCACCAGGTGACAGCTTGTCAAAGTATTTGCGCAAGTCAACCTTTGCTGGATCTTTAAAGTCAGGATTCATCATGGCTTCTTGCGTCAGCCTGTAGTAGACATTTGGATCTGTCTTGACTTCAGTTCCTTTGGTGCGTGCCTCGACATCAGCTTTGGCTGTGCGTTGCAGGCTGGCCAAATCAGCGCCGTCCATGCTGGCCAACACGCTTGCAGGGATCTTGCTAAAGTTATTTGTCTCTGCATACGAGCGCCACGCTTTGTCTTTGGCTTCGTTCTGTGCGGCCTGAACAATTCCGGTTCGCTCGTTTTCAAAAATCTTTAAGCGTTGTACAACCTGGTCTTCTTCTTTGCCGGATAGATTTTCACGAGCCAGCTTCAGAGCACCAGCAATGTTGTTGCCGCTACTGCCCCAGAATTTTTCTGCCAGGCTTTGTTCTTTGACATCGGCTGTGCCAATCTCAAGCGCTTTCTTTGCACGGCCAAAAGTATCTGGCGTCATTTCGTTGCCGTAGCGTTGCAAGTAGTCGCGTGCCTGGTCAAGGTTCTGCGCATCGATCTGAGTTTGCACAACCTGGCCATGAATAGCGTTGGTCGCTTTTAAAAGCAACTGCTCACGCTGTGCGCTCTTTGGCTCGTAGCCAAGTTTGTCGGCCAGCTTGTTGGCGCCATCTTTTGCCGCGCCGTAGTAAATTGCAAAGTCGCCGTCCGGACTGCGCCAGCCAGCAGAGTAGCGAATTGCGTCATTGACAAATGTGTCAACTTGGGCGCCACTTTCTTTGACATCGTAGTCGCGCTGTTCAACAAGCGAATGCTTGATGATTGAACTGTTGGCACTACGCAAGCGCACATTGGCAGAGTTGCGCAACATGATGCGCTGGACATCATTCTGTGCTTTGTCTGCAACATCTCTAAATGCGGCGTCAAGGTCACCGCGTGTCTTCATTGCGTTGTCGACAGCGTCTCTACCTTTGAGTGTCAGGTATCTGGTTTCAATTTCGTCAGCGGTAGTCGCGAAGTTGTTGTAGAGTTCTTTGACCTGCGCATCATCAAGTTCGCCTTGCAAGCGGTCTGCAATTTTGACTACAGTAAGGCCAGCAGACTGAACTGCCTGGCCAGCTTTTTGTATTTGCTCGCCAGTGAAATTGCGCATTGGCTCTACACCAGGAGCCTGGAATGCAGGCATGTTGCCTACGCTGGCGTCTTGAGTCGGTAAATCGTAAATGGGTACTGTTGCCATGGTCGGTCCTTATTCGAGGCCAAGACGGCTTGCTATGGCCGCAAGTTTGCGATCTTGGTACCAGGCATTGGCTACAGATCCAGCGCTACCTAGAATGCTTGTGCCAGCCGCTAGGAACGGGCTGATGGTTGAAGCAGAGCCTGCCAAGTTGGAAGCAGAAACATCCTGCATTGTTGATGCGGTCAAATAGTTCTGGCGTTGCTGTCGAGCAGACTCGGCACTGCGTACGGTGTCTGCGTTGACCGTCAGCATATCGATCTCTTTCATGAGGTCCGTTGTTGCAATCGTCTCAACAGCACTGCCGACACCCAGGTCAATGCCTCGAGCGGCCATCGATGCACGCTGTGAACTCTTGATCTTGCCAGCACGCAAGCCAATCTGGCCTTGTCTTTGTTGGCCAGCACGCATGATCTGCTGGGCTGTAAATTCAGCCTGGGCCGCATTTAGTTCTGAGATGTCGGACTGGAATCGCATCGAGGATGCTTGTGAATCCAGTTGCGCCTTCTGGCTTTGGGCGGCGTAGTAGGAGCCAATTGCGCCAGTGACTGCTCCACCAATAGAAAAGATGGAGCCGAACTGGCTCATTGCCTGCGTCCCGGTTCCGGTCAATAAGGTTGCCATGTGTCAAATCTCCTGTTTCACCTGGGCTTGAAGGACTGTGTTGACCTTACCTCCACAGCACCAGGTTATTGCATGGTTGAACAGTATCCGGGTCACCGGATCTTACGGGTACCTTTACCCACCGACAGCAACCTCAAGGGTCATGCCAACGATGGTCAATGGCAATGGGTCAGACTGCCTGACATACACCTGGCCACTATCAAGCCATGTCGGTGTCAGCATAATCTGGATCTCTTCTGTTTTAAGCGCAGGAGGCGAGCCGTATGGTTCTGTCGTCCGTTGCTTGGCCTCGACCAAGTTTTGTGGGTTTGGACCAATGAAAATGCCGGAGGACTGGTACACGCGGAGCCAGGCTTTGTTGACATTCTTGTAGCGTCCTTGGCCCATGCCATTGTCAATGCCCATGGCCAGTGGCAGGCTTTGCAGGTCAGACTGGTATGGCAGGCCAATGTGAATGATGCTCGAAGCCCGGTCGAGCGTAATTGCTCCACTGGTCACAACCTCTTGCGGTTGCACCGATCCATCAGCCAGGATCGAGACGGTCTTGCCCTCAAGCCAGGTCAGGCCGCTGATCGTATTGCGTGCAAACGAATACAGGGCCGTAGCGGTGTTTCTAAGCGCGGCGGGTAGTGTCACATCAACTCGAGCCGTTGCGACCGTTGTGGAGGTCGTGGAACGGATTGTGAGGCGATACTTGTTGCCAGCCGAGTCGGTCAGCACAATGGCGTCATTGACATCCCCAGTGCCCGGGTAAGTAAAGATGGCTGTCGATGCTGTGATTGTCAAGACATCTGCCGGACCCCAGGTCGTACCCCCACTGACTGTGACGGTCGTTGCCGAAGTGTTGGTGCCGTCATAGGTGGCGCCCGAGTCAACAAAGAATGCGCCCTCGATCGATTCAAAGTGACGGCTTGCCATGCGCTCGACATATCGCTTTGTGACTCCGCCAATGGTGCGCTTGACGACAACATACAGCCGATCCTCATTGCCCTCGGCCACCACTGTGCAAGACTCAAATGTGCCATCGGTATCGTGCTTGTGCCATGCGCCGACCTGTTGCTCTGGTGTATAGGTTAAGCCAAGCAACATGCCTGAAGTCGACACAAACCAAACCATCTGGATCGGAGCCTTGGCAAATGCCATGTCGTTGATCTCATAGTTGTCAAATAGGTTTGCAGAGCGGATGGACAAATCATTGGTGATAAAGCCGCTGGCCTGCCAGTTGTAGCCCAGTTCGCGCACATGGCCACCGCGTGCGCCGCAGTAGACCAAGGCGTTGTTGATGATCACCGGTTGAACATTCGATGCGCCGATGTACGACTGTGGCCGAACAGAGATTGTGGTCGGCGTGATCTCGTCACTGTTTAATGATGACACGCGCCACTCAGCAGACCCGGTCAACAAAAGCAACTGGGTTAGCGGGACAATGTGGCGAATGGTGTTGGCTTCGCGAGCGGCCACACGGAACTCAATGCGGTCGTCGTCACGAATAGGTAGGCCATAACTGAGATTGGACTCAGTGCCTGACTTGGTCATCCAGATTTTTTGTGGCTCGTTGATGGTGCCAGCAAAACAGCGACGCTGTTCGAAGTACGAAACGGCGCCAGGGTAGTTGCCTGAACTGACGAACTCGTTGTCGTATATGGGTGGAGTAAGCGACAGATCTGGCGCGATGTTGTTGTCAACGATGCTCGTTCCGGTTGTGCTTCCAATGTAACCATACAGACCCCCCAACAGTTTGTAGACGCGATAACGCGATGCGCCAGTCACTGCGGACCAGGCAATCGTGTTGGTTGCGCCAGTAACAAAAATGTTGTTGGTGACTGATGCCACGCTGGATGAGACGGACTCGCCAATCTCATCGGATGTGATGGCAGTCACGACATAACTCATCGTCTCGTATGTGTCTGCGTTGGTTGAGGATGACGCAGGAATGTACCGGGTGGCAGTCACGCCAGTGGGCGCGGCAATCGGCGATCCAAAGTTGATGGTGGTAAGCGTCCAGTTGGTGGCGCCCAATCGTTTGAGTTCACGCGGCGCATAGTTGGGATGCACCAGCGTCATCACATCAGCCGACTGCACATAGTGGATGTCAAACAGATCTGCTTCTGCGTATGGGTTGGCAATCTCGTATGGCACGCCACCAGACAGCAGTGTGCCGCCTTGTGTGTGAAAGCGAATGAAGCCTGGGCTTAACTCGATCACCATGGTTTGCGTGGTCGAGTATGTGAACGGGATAAGCCTGGTGCGCTTGGTACTGTCTTTGACCTCGCGGACAAATGCAAAGCCTGCGCGGTTTTCTGCTGGGCCTTGTGGCGTAGCAATGAAGTTTTTCATCGTTGCCGCGCCGGTCTGGTACTTCACATCATCGATGCGACCAAACATCTCTGGCGACATCTCGCCGCCAGCAAAGGATCGTTGTAGTGTGCGCACATTAGGCATGTTTATCTCCCCGCAATCCAGGACACGATGTGCTCTGGCTTGATCTGGCGCTCATTGGAATCAGACTCCATTGCTTTGCCAAGGTACAAGTTCATCATGGTGATGCATCGCTTGGCTTCTGCGGCGCCCTGGTCACCCTTAATCACTGGTCCTGCAAGCATTGATGCAAGGTGCCATGACAGGGTATTGGTAAACAATGCAGAGTATTTTGTTGGGTCAGTTACGCGTGCGGCGTAGCGTATGACTGCTTGATTTTGATTGGTCAGGACAATCTGCGATCCATCAAATGCAGTCTCGACTGCGAACTTCTGCGGGACATATTGGCCAGCGGCCACAGACGGTGAGTAGTTGGTGTAAAAGTCCGGATAAGTTTCCGGAGTGAAGTTGGTGCTGTAGTCGTCTCGTGCTTCAGGCGGTAGCACTGCAATGATGTGCATTGCATCACTAGGCGTTGCGTATGCGTACTGCCACATTGGCCAAGTGTTTTCAACTTCGGCGCCGTATGCTCGTTTGGTTGCGAAAGCCCAACTGTGCATCTCGAGCAAGGTGTCTCGAGCGATTGGGAAGAAGCGTTGGCAATGTTCTGCCTGCGCAGATCCTTCTGGTGGATCGATGCTTGCGATGGTGGCGTTGTCGCCCAGGTGCGCCAGCGCAAGGTTACAGATGTCGACAACTGATGCCATGATGGCCTCCTAAATGTAAAAAGGGGACCGTGGTTTCCCAGCGGCCCCCCGTGACTTACGGCTTCCAATTAGGAAGGATTACACGGAGCCTTCATCAGCGCCGCGCTTGGCTTTAGGTGCCCACTTCTTTGCAGAAGTTTCTACCTTGGCCTCATTGCCTTCATCATCGATGGGGACCAAAGCAGAGCCAGCAGGACCATCATAGTCGACGATCTCGCCTTCATTGCGTAGGCCATTGTTGATAAAGCAAGGTGCGGTGACGCGGTATTTAGGCATGTGTAATTCTCCTTATTAGACTACGGCAAAGCCAGATGCATAGAACTTCTTGCCGTCCTGAACATCCATAACGATGTCTGCAACAACCTTGCCAGCAGTGTTAGTGCCAGACACGGTGTAGCGGGCGCCCAAGTAACGCTTACCAAGCGATGCGATTTGCGGGTTCAGACGCACGGCAACATTAGTGCCAAGAGTCAAACTAGCAGTCACGATCGCGCCGGAAGCGCCAATCACCACGACATTGCTCGACAGAGCGGCATTGTCAGCGATGATGATTTCGAAGTTGGTAGAAGTACCACCAGCGAAAGCCTCAGTCATTGCGAAGTTCATGTAAAGGTCGCCACCTTCGCCCATGTCGCGAGCAACAGACAAGTCGACAGTATCGGTCGACACGGCAGTTGTGGTCACGGCTTGGTCAGTAGAGACGCGGAGCAGTTTATCGGTAATCATGATGTGTTCCTTTCAGAGTTAAGTTGATCAATTAAGAAATGGCCGCTTCGGTGTTGAGCAATGAGTCAACACAACGGAGCGGAACGCCAAGGAACGACAGCCAAGAATAAGGCATACCGAATTGGCTCAAGCCTTCGTTGATCTTCAGAACATATTGGCTCTTGTCCAGGGCCGCAATTGCCAAACCGGAATGCACAGTGCGGTTCATGTAGAACGCGCCACGGCCCATTGCCATGTTAGGAATACGGTACAAAGAACGAGCCATCAACTTGATGATCGCGGTTGCGGCGGTAGAAGCCTGCGTGCCAGTTTGGGCCATTAGGTCAGACACATCGATGTTTGCGATGCGCACAACATAGCGCCAATCTTTAACGACAAGACCATTCTTCCACTGGTAGCGAGTTGCCAAAGCCTGCATGCGAGTGCCGTCACTGTTGTAAACGGTTTGCTCGCCGAGGTCTTCGTGAACCAAGCCAGCCTTCGAACCTTTAGGGAACGGGCAGTACACAGTGTTGTCACCCCACACGACCAAATAGACCGATGTGTTATCAGAACCAGAGCCACCGGCCTTCAGAATGTTCTGACCGTTGGCGGCAGTGCTGTCGCTGTAGCGAGCGGCAAGGCCGAGGAACTGCTTGGGATCAACACCAGGGTTGCCGTAGAACAAAGTCGTGGCTTGAGTCTGGTTCATTGCTTCCAGGAAAG